GATAGAATTTACAAGGGTTCTATGGGGGCAAGGGTTAGGACGAACAGAGGTTACGTGCATACATGGGGGTTCAGAGTCCATGAACCTAGTCGGACCACACATGGTCACTCCATCAGTCTTCCCCGTAATATATTCGACAATGGGAAGTTGATGCATGTATCTACGGTAGAGGGCAGTCAGAAGTTCGGGGAACCTCTGATGCACCCTCTTAACCACAAGGTCATCACCTTTGTCCTCTAAGCCCCTTGGGGCCGAGAACTTGAATGAAGACAGACGAGATTTAAGAACTGGTAAACAAGATCCATCGTCACCTACCAACCTATGTATATAAGAATGAAGTTGTTCATACAAGGTCGCAGCAGATGACAGATAGTGCTCAAAATCGAATTTCTTCTCAACGAGCACAGCCAGAAGAACACCAACAATATGATTGTAGGCCCTTCCGCCTGGAGCCAAGTCACCACTCCCGATGTTCAAGACACTCTGCCCCCGAACGAGAACATCTGGTTGCATTAAACCTGCAATCAGTTGTTCCCATCGTGAACCAGATAGCCCAGTATCCACACTATTACTGGGGTTCAGAATCAGAAGCAGACGATCCCACATCGCCCGAGACCAATTCCTCACTGGAACTTGTGCATACTTAAGAACTTGATCTCTCTGGTTCAGAGAGGTCATCAGTCTGAGAGCATTAAACAGTCTATTCTCGGAAGAAGGTAAGTCCTTACCGACATTCAACTTAATACCATAGCCTCTGAAAAGGAGGGACGCCACCATGGACACCCTATGATAAACTGACCTAATTGAGATTTCCTCAACAAGTGAAGCTGGTGAGATATTCGTATCACCCAGATAGGTCTGATTCGCAAAATTAACGAGACCTTCTTCGTTTACATAGGATTTGATAAGTTTGATAGGAATAGTAAAATACTCGCAAAGCTCAAGGTATTTGTCCGCTACAGAAGAATCAGATATAACGACGTCATCTCCGAGGATTCTGTATGACAGGAAATTGTCCTTCCCTGCTAGGTGAGCCGCTAGTTGCACAAGGCAGTGATGAGTGTGGGAGAGCATCGCAAATGACGAATATGCTCCCATTGGGTTACCTTTCTTGTAAAAGATTTTATCACCTGGTTCGAACCTCCCTTCAAGGTCCTTGTGAGGAACCGTGAAGGGGATTGATACCATCATATCTTCCCACAATCTGGCGAGGCCCTCGCCGAGAATTGGAGAAAGAAGTTCAGTGGACAACTGAATTGGAATATTATCGGTCGCTGCAGAGATATCAAAGCAAAAGAAACTTTTATGCCCTTCCTTCACAAAGGAAAGTAGAGACCCATCCTGATCGTACGTGGCG